AAGAAGGGGTGCCCGGCGCGATCGCCCTCGGCCGCGACGTCGTCCACATCCCCAAAGCCGTCAAGCAGATCGAGCAGATCAACAAACTGCCGATCGCCGAGCAGAACCGGGTCCGCGCCGTCATGGGCGCCTCGGTCGGCCTGCGCGGCGCTCCCAATATCAAAGAGACGGAGGGCTTCCTCGACCCCGTCCGGTCGGCTGCGCCGAAGCAGGCTTGGCGCCACGCTTGGGAGCTCGTCAACGGCTCGAAGATCTCGCGCTTCGACATCGCCCGCTCCGGTCGCTTCCGCGAAGTCGCCGCCCTGGCCCGGATCGAGGGCGACTTCAAGCGGGCCAACAAGGGCTTCGAGGGGTGGCGCTACTCGGCCCGCAGCCTCTTCAAGAACGAGGCCCAGGCGGTCAAAGATATGAAGGGCATGGACGGCGGGGAGCGCGCCCTCTACATCGCCGAACACCCGCGCCTGGGCGACAACGTCGTGAAAGATATGCGCGGCATCCTCGGCAATTGGGACGCCTTCACCGTCTTCGAGAAGCACATCGCGCCCTTCGCGATCTTCTACCCGTTCCAGCGGTTCTCGGCGTTGTGGACGCTCTACCACTTCCCGCTTGACCACCCCGCCGCGGCGACGGCGATGGCGATGCTGGGAGCGGTCAACGCGGCCGAAGTGCGCAAAGCGGCAGAAGCCGAAGGCGGGTCGCCCTCGGTCGTCGATTACACCAAGCCGGTAATCAACGGGCGGTCGATCCTCCCCGCCGGCCAGCGCTTCTCGGCCGGGCTCGGATCGGTGCAGTCGGCGATCCTCGAGGGCAAGCCGATGAAGGCGTTGCAGGGCCTCAACCCGGCCCTCGGGCTGCCGCTCGAAGCGCTCACCGGCAAGAACGCCTACACCGGGCAGCCGCTCGGTGAACACGGCGCGGAGTACCTCGCTCGCGGGGCCGCCAACCTCTCGCCCTTCATGCGCTTCCTCGGCGTCCCCGAGCTCGGGCAGGGTGGCCCCTCGCCGGGCTCGCAGGCGTTCGCCGAGCAGGACCCGCTCCGACAGCAGCGCTCGCTCTTCAACCCCCTGATCGGCCAGAGCGTCAAGCAGTTCTCCAAGGAAAAGCGGCTCGAAAAAGACTTCCGCGACAAGTACGGCGAGGGCGACATCCCCGGCCCCTTCGACTCCGAGCTCGTGATCGACCTGCTCTACGGCAACAACGGCAACCCGAAGCCGGAGATGCTGCCCGACGTCCTGCGCAAGATCCACTCGGCCGAAGCCGCCGGCAACCGGGTCAAACGCGCCGAGGCTCCCTACTTGCCGAAGAGCAAGGATTTCTCCCAGCTCCAAAGCGAACTGCTCCGAGCGGTCGAAGACGCCTGGGAAACCGGGCCGGAGGCGACGCAGGGCGGCAAGTACAGCGGCACCCTCGCGAAGAAGCCGCTGCCGGGGCAGGGCAAGTACGGCGGGGCCTTCTCGAGCGGCGCCTCGAGCGGCTCGGGCAAGTACGGGGGGGCCTTCGGCGGATGAGCGGCGAGATCGCCCTGCGCGAATACGTCGATGCCATGTTCGCCGAGCGCGAGAAGGCGGTTGAAGCCGCCCTCGCCGCTCAGGAGAAGGCGGTCACGGCCGCCCTCGAGTCCTCGGATAAGGCGATCGACAAGGCCGAGGCGAACGCCGAGAAGTGGAGGGCGAGCGCGAACGAGTGGCGCGGGGCGATGTCCGACCGCGACCGCGAGTTGCCCTCCCGCCGCGAGGTCGAGGCAGCCTTCGAGGCGATCCGTGCCAGGACCGGCGTACTCGAGCGCCAGGTCGCCCGCGCCTACGGTGTCGCGGCCGGCGCGATCGCCCTCGCCGGCGTTGCCGTGGCGATCGTCCTGGCGGGATCTCCATGAGCGTCGAGCAGCTCGAGCGCCAGGTCGGGGATCTCAACGCAACCGTCTTCGGTGTGCAGGGCGAGGGTGGCTTGCGCGGTGAGCTCCGCGAGTTGCGGGCGGAATTCCGCGCCTACCGAAAAGAAGAACGTGATCGCCGCGAGGAGGACGCCGACAAGCGGGTGCTGGCCGCCCGCGCGATGGTGCTGGCGATGGGCGCCGCGCTGATCTCCCTGCTTGCAGTTGTCGTGACCCTAATCGGAATGGTGGTGGTGCAATGACGACAGAGAGCCCGAAGCCCCTCAACCGACTCGAGGTTTGGGTAGCCGAGCACTCGGCCCCGGTCTTCGCGATCCTCGCGGTCCTGATCGTGCTCGCCGCGGTGGCGGTCTTCTACACCTTTCAGCAGTCCGGGGAAGCGCGCGATCAGGTCAACGTGCTCAAGCCCCAGGTGACGAAGGTGGCCGGGGCGATCTGCGATCAGCAGTCCCTCAAACACACCGACCGCGCCACCCGCTGCGCCGAGCGCATCCGCATCGGCCTCGTCAACTGCAAGCGGGTCGAGCGCTGCCGGGCCGCTCTCCTCGCGGCGATCACCTACCCACCGCCGGCACACGCCGGGGCGCCCTCGAGCACCACGGCGATCACCACGGCGCCGACCGAGAAAGGGGGTGCCACCCAACAGCCGTCTAACCACGGCCATCAGCAACCCGGCCCCTCCGGGGGCCAGCAGGAAGGCGGCCAGGAAGCGTCTCCGGCGCCCTCAGAGCCCGAAGGTGGCTCCGAAGGCGGCCAAGGCCAGGAAAGCCCAGGAAACGGCGCTCAGGGCTCCCAGGACGGCTCCTCGTCGTCCGGCGTGGATGTTGAAGTCTGCGCCCTTGAACGAACCTGCGTCGGCGTAGAAGTCGGCGTCGACCCGAAAGGACTCCTCCCATGAAGAAGCTCCCTCCCAGCGCGTCGCTACAGGCCCGCCTCGTCGCCGTCAATGCCGCGATCTCCGAGCAGGAGGACGCGATCGACGCGGCCCCCAAGGGCTCGCCGATCCGCAAGGCCGCCAAGCGGCAGATCCGCGTCCTCAAGAGGCGGCGCAAGAAGCTCCGCAAGGACCGCTTCAAGATGAAGGGCGCCACGGCGATCATCAAGTACGAGGTGATCCCGGTCCTCGTCGCGGCCGGGGTGCCGATCACGTCGCGCAAGCGCTTGGCGACCTTCGGGAATCCGAGCTCCGATCACTGGCTCGGCAACCGCGACGCCGACGCAGCGGACGGCGGCACCTTCTCCAACAACAACGAGCTCGGCAATCAGGTGGTCAACGCCCTCCGCAACACCAAGGGCTCGAGGATGTCGGGCTTCGTCGAGTTCGAGATCACCCGCTCCCACACCGGCTCCGAGGAGACGTATCGGATTCAGGTGATTACGGAACCGCACGGCACCGGGCCCCACATCCACAACGGCTGCAAGCGGGTGTCGGCGTGAAGGCCCCCAAGGCGGATCTGACCCGCCTCGTCGTCAACCAGTCGAGCCGCGGCGGGGTCCGGCCGAAGATCATCGTGCTCCACACGACCGAGGGGCACAACCGCCCAGGCGTCGGGGACCTCGCGGATCTCGCGGCCTTCTTCGACCGCTCCTCGACGGAGGCGAGCTCGCACATCGCCAACGACGCGGAGGGGCACGATTGCCGGATGGTGCCCGACAATCGCAAGGCGTGGACGCAGGCCGAACTCAACCCGCCCGCGCTCTCGATCGAGCAGATCGGTTTCGCCGCCCAGGGCAAAGGCGACTGGTTCGAGGACGCCCCGCACCAGCTCGCCAACACCGCCCGCTGGATCGCGTGGTGGTCGAAGAAGTACGGCATCCCGATTCAGCGGGGGATCACGTCCGGCACCACCATTCTCAAGCCGGGGGTGTGCTCGCACAAGCAGCTCGGCATCGCGGGGGGCGGCCACGTCGATCCCGGCACCGCCTACCCGTTCGAGTACGTCCTCGACCTGGCGCGGGTGTTCGCCACCCGGCGGGGAAGCAAGGCTCACAAGGCCGCGCTCGCCGACGTCAACCGGGTCCGTCGACACTTCGGGCTCAAGCCAATCAACGACTAGGAGAACCAGCAGATGAAGCAGCTCATAAGCACGATCGGGGATCGCCTCCAAGCGCTCTTCCCGCCCAACCGCGTCATGCTCGTCGTCGCCCCCACCGTCACCGCGGGCTCCCTGTGGCTCTCAGCCTGGCTGACGGCCCACGTGCCCGGCGTCGAGCTCCCGGCCGGGGTGATCGCAGGGGCAATGGGTGTCGTCGGCCTGATCGCCGTGACGCTCTTCTACAAGTGGTTCGATCAGTGGCAGAGGGGCGAGCCGCTCACCGTCGAGGAGGATCTCAATCAGGCCCTCGACGAACTCGATCAGACGACGACGATGTTCTTCGCCGCCCACGGCACGGTGCAGGGAGTCGGAGCCGCGCTCGAGGATCTGCACGACCGGATCGCCAAAGGCTCGATCAACGAGGCCGAAGTCGCCAACGGCGTCGCCGGCATCCTCGACGTGATCGGGCAGTTCGTCGATACGCACTCGGTTGACGCCGACGTAGCCGAACCCGAGCCGATGGTCGCGGCCGAGGCATCCGTCCTCGACGCGGTCCCCGAGGCTCCGGCCGAGGCAGCGCCGCCACCACCCGCACCACCCGCACCACCCGCACCACCCGCGGCACCGACTGCGTGAACCGAGCGCAGTTCGTCGTCAAGGGGCACCCCGCGCCGAAGGGCTCGAGGGTGTTTCTTGGCGGCGGGGCGAGCAAGGAGTCGAGCGACGGCTGCAAGCCCTGGGTCGAAGCGATCGCGATGTCCTGTCTCGGCCAGCGCCCCAAAGGCGTCGGCCTCCTCAAGCCGCCCTACAAGGTGGGCCTGCGCTTCGTTATGCCGCGCCCGGCCGGCCCGAAATACGACTGGCCCTCCGCTGACGGGGATCTCGACAAGCTCGCTCGAGCGGTCCTCGACGGGCTGACGCAGGGGGGCTTGATCGTCGACGACCGGCATGTGGTGCAGCTCGACTGCTCTAAGGAATTCGCCGGGGCGGGCAAACAAACGGGTGTGTCGATCGTGATCCTCTAGACTCACCCTCTCGGGTTCCCTTCGGATCTCGTTCATGCGGCATCGGCCTCTCACCTTCGGGTGGGGGGCCTTTGTCGTTCTGCGGAGTTTGCGAAGTCGCCGCGGTTACGTGTACACCGACTCGGGTAGGGTGGCCGCGACCAGTAACCAACATCTCCGAAGGGAGAGCGCATGAAGATCAAGGTAAGGGGGACGGCCGAAGGTGCTGTCGCCGACATCATCCAGCCCCCAGCCGAAAGGGACGGTCAGGTCGTCGGTGAGCCCACCGTCGTCAGTTCGACGGCGATTGCGGCCGGCGACGAGCTCACGCTCACCGTGCCGAGCCTGACTGACCCGGCGCAGATCGAGGTCGGCGACGTCGTTACGACCCCCGAGCAGCCCGCCGCAGAAGAGGGCGGCAGCGAGCCGGACGGCGGCACTCCCGAGCCGGCCGAGCCGGACGAGCCCGCGGCCGAGGAGCCCCAAGAGGACAGCGGCAGCCCCGCTGGCCTGGCGATCGGGCGGGTCGTGATCTACCGCTCGAAGACCGGCAAGTACGACCTGCCGGCGATCGTCAACTGCACCACGGCGACGCTCGACCCGGAGGGGGTCAAGCTCGGCCACGTGCCGGAGCTCAGCACCCCCGACGCCGTCCACCTGACCGTGTTCACGTGCGGCAAGGAGGGCACGTCGCGGGAGGGCAACGTCGTCAACAACGAGGCCGCGGGAGGCTCCTACCAGGAGTTCAACATCCCGATGTCGGGCTTCTCCCCGGCGACGGCCACGGAAGGCGACGAGCCGCAGCCGGGCACCTGGCGGTTCCCCGAGCGGGTCTAGTACCCTCTCGGCCGACGACCTGCCCCGCCCCCCGCTGGCCTTCATACCGCCGGCAAGGGGGTGGGGCGGTCGCCCTTTTGTCCGGCGGGCCGGACTTCCTCCCGGTTCCGTCCGCTGGACTTGTTCCCCTTTCGGGCCATGAACGATCGGCCCCTCACCGACACTGACCGGCTCCTCGCCGCGGTGGGCTTCCTCTCCGAAGTGCGCGCTGCCGGCGTCGACTGCACCCTGACGTCTCGCAGCCGGGAGGATCTTCGCCGCCTCGCCTCGAGCGGGGACGACGATGCCCTTGCCGAGCTCACCCGACGCCCCGAGCTCGAGCCGGCGGCCGCGTAGTGGATCTCTTCGCTGACGCTGCCGGCGGCGTCGACGTCGTCGCGCTCGAGGCGATCCGCACCACCGGGAAGGCGAAACCCAAAGCGGTGACGATCGCCATAGCCCACGGCCTCGCCTACGACCCGCACGTGGACGGCCGACTGCGCCTTACGCCGGTCGGCCGAGAGAAGCTGCGCGCCGCCACCACCGTCTAAACCAGCGGCGTTGTCGGCGGCTCTCCCGGTTCTCGTCGATCACCTTGCGGAAGCCCTCGTCGTCGGCGTAGAGCTCGTCGAAGGCGGCTCGAGCGAGGCGCTTGTCTTCCGGGCTCGGCCGAGTGATCCCGTTGTACTGGCCCGCGGCGAGGCGGTCGAGGAGGGCCTGACGTCGGAGCTCGGGAATCATCTTGGGGCGGGCAGGGCCAGCGGCGGGTCAAACTGCCGCCGGAGTTCGGTCACTAGGAGGATCGGCTCGGCGCCGAGGCTCTTGCTGTGGACGCCGAACCAGCGCGTCCCCTCCTCGTTGACCAGTTCGACGGTGTAGAGGCGATCGCCGCCGCTGCCTTGGATCGGCTCCGAGTAGCAGTCGAGGAGATCCCCAGGGCCGGCGGCCAGGGTCGCCAGTATCAGTAGGCGGGCCTCTTCGAGCGTCACGGCATTGCTCGACGAAGCCACACGGTTCCGTTGGGCTCGAAGCGCCCCACGGTGAAGGCGACCACCTTGCCCGGTCCCTCGCGGCGGTCCTCGATCGAGTAGTTGAGCACCGACAGGTGGCGGCCGCCAGTGTCCTCGAGGTAGAGCGCGTGGAGCTGGCGCAGCAGCGGCGGCGAGACGGCGATCGGGTGCTTCCTCGAGCTCGGCCCCTGCGGGAGCAGTTCGCGGGCCGCTCTGACCATCGCCTCTTCCTGGCAGCGCCACGACCGCAACACCCGTTCCTCGAGCGACGGTGGCCCGAGACGGGGTCGATCGAGCTTTCGCCACACCCGCAGGTAGCCGTAGATCATCCCCATACCGAAGCCAGCGAAGAAGGCCGCGGTGACGACGGCGGCGATCACAGGTCGGCGCCGAAGTGCCGCGACAACGCCGCGGTGACGTGCGAGTTGGTCAGGTAGCCGGAGCGGTAGATGGCGCGGAGTTCGGCCCACTCGGCATCGGTCAGCGATTTCGCTCGAGGGGCGCCGCACCGGATGCAGACGGGGGTAGGGTCGCCGCCCCCGATTCTCGAGTTGATCGTGAACCAATGGCGCTGATACCAGCCGCCCCCGCAGGCCACCTAGTAGCCCCTCTCGCGGTAGCGCTTGGGCTGCTTGTCAGCCGGCCAGTCGGGCGGGTAGACGTCTTCCTTGAAGCCTTCGCCGGGGCTCCATTCGTCTTCGTCGCTGCCCCGAGCCCAGCCGTTGTCGACCTGTAGGGCCTTGTGGTGGCCGCGGTGTTCCTCGCCGAAGACGGCGATCCCGGCCGACTCGTAGCCGCGCAGCATCCCCATCTCCACTTTGCAGTCGAGACAACGGGCAGAGAGGTTGAGGCCCATCTACGACACCCACCTTCGGCCGGTGCCGCCACAGTGTTCGCAGCCGGCGGCGTCGCAGTCGGGGCAGGGCGCGGTGCGCCGCGGCTCCTCGTCGAACTTGACCACGGCGAAGCGACGTTGGCGCGCGGTCGGGTCGATCCGCTTGCCGTCCTCGGTGAGAGCGGCGATGCCCTTGGTGTGGAGATCCTCGAGCGCGAGCGCGGCCTCCTCCTCGTTCGCCGCGGTGGCGACGATGAAGAGTTCGGTCGCGTAGGTGCGGCCGCTTCGCTGCCCGGCCATGAAGCTGACTCGAGGGCCGCCCTCGAAGAACCTGCGCTGCACCGGGTGAAGGCGGAAGTCCCTGGGTTCCACGGCGAGGACCCTAGCAAATACGTGTACACATGGTAGGCTGCCGCGATCCCGGCGTCAGGAACCGGGGCTACCGAAGGAGATCCAGCAATGGCAACCGTCACCGCGAAATGCGTGGCCTGCGAAGCGCAGCGCCAGATCAAGGAAGGCGAGGTCAAACCCGGCGAGCAGCCGATGTGCGAGAAGTGCGGCTCGCCGATGATCGCGATCGGAGCGAAATCGTGAGCTCCCGACCCGATCTCGTCACCCCCTGGGCCGACCGAGAGGAACTGCGCAAGCTGCTCCTCGCCGCCCGCGATAACCACCCGCGCGACTTTCTGCTCGTCGCCCTCCTCGGCCTCAACGGCCTGCGCGTCTCCGAGGCAATCGAGGCCGATGCCGAGGATCTCGGTAGCTCCGGCGGGCACCGCACCCTCCACGTGGTGCGCAAGGGCCGCAAGCGCGGCGTCGTGCCGCTGGCGCCGGTCGTCTGCACGTCGATCGACGAGTTCCTCGCAGGACGCACGGAGGGGCCGCTCCTGCCGCGCCTACACGCCTCCGGGGCGGTGTTGGAGCCCTTGGTCGGGATCTCCCGGCAGACGGCCTGGGATCGCGTCAAGGCCCTGGCTGACTGGATCGGCGTCAACCCCGACCTCTCGCCCCACTCCCTACGGCGCAGCTTCGTCACCCTCGCCTTGCAGGACGGGGCGCCGCTGCATCAGGTGCAGCTCGCGGTCGGCCACGCCTCGCCGACGACGACGATGATCTACATGAAGGACGCGGGTGGCCTCGAGCACAACCCGACCTTCGAGTTGGCTGACTCTCTACTTCGAGTGGAGGGTTAGGGATGGGCTTGCCGAGGGGGACCTGCATCGTCTGCGGTCAGGACGTCGCGATGCGCAACAACGGCGTCACCCGCGAACACCGGAAGCGGATCGACCCGAAGCTCGTGGGCGGCAAGTGCTCGGGCTCGGCGATGCGCTCGAGGGAGAGGATCGACGCGAAAGCCGATGCGAGTGTGGCCGAGCGAGAGGCCGCGGCTGCCTCGCCGGTCGTGCTCCTCCGGCCAGCTTCGGAGCCGGTGCCGTGAGCCGCCTGCTCGATACCGAGTGGGGCTTCCCGGCCCTCTACTTCGGGGCCGCGATCCTGATCTGCCTCGCCCTGTGGGCGGTGGGCGACGGGCGCGGCCCCAACGCCTTCCGCGAAGAAGTGAAGGCGGCCAAGATCCTGCTCGTCGATCGAGGGGAGCTCGGCGTCGACTCGGCGCTGCGCACCCTCGACCCGGACGCCGTCGCTCGAGCCGAAAGCACGGTGCCGTGAAGCGCCCTTTTGACTGGCGCCGCGACTGCCCCGGTGACGTCGCGAAAGTGTGGCCGCCGGTCGCCGGCAGCGGTCGCGGCAAGGAGCTTTCGACGGAGGCGGTTGAAGAAGCTCGCCGCAAAATGCAGGGTCGCGGGTTGACTCGTCGGGAGCGGCCAGCGTAGGTTCTCCTCGCCTCGCCTCTCCCTGCCGGTCAGTAAAACGGGTCGTCCTTCGGGGCGGCCCGTTTCTTTCCGTCCGACGCGGCCACCATCTTCCCCGCCGTGATTCAGGGTCACAGAGCGGTGGAGGAGTAGATGGCCGGCAAGGTCGTCGGCTGGGCCTTCGAGCAGAGCCGAGAGCGCGAGCTCTCCCCCACGCAGCGCTTCATCCTCGTCGCCTACGCCGACAACGCCGCCGAAGCTGACGGCAAGTGCTGGCCCGACAAGGAGGAGATCGTCGAGAAGACGGGCTACTCCCAGGCAACGGTCTACCGGGCGATCAAGGAGCTCGAAGCCGCGGCGCTGATCGACTTCACCGAGGACTCGAAGGGCCGACCCTGCGCCTATTTGTCGGTCCCCTGGTTTTCTCACAGTGAGAAAGACGATTCTCAGGCTGAGAAAAATAATTCTCACAGTGAGAAAAGCACTAATAAGGGAACCGTCAAGGAACCGTCACAGAGGAAGCGACCGAAAAAAAAGGTAGGGGGAAAAGTCGTTTCCGACGACGAGTTCGATCTCGCTGCTGCTGTTGTTTCGCTGTTCAATAGTTCCGCCGGCACCGAGCTCACGACCGAGGCGCACCTGACCCCGATCGTCGGCCGCATTCGCGAACGGCCGAAGCTGACCGCGGAGCAGCACGGCAAGATCGTCGAGGCGGTCTTCGCGGGCGAGCATTGGTGGACCGGGCCGCCGACGCCGAAGATCATCTACGGCAACCCCGCGATCTTCGAGCAGTCGATCGAGCTGGCCCGCGACCGGGCGAAGAAAGCCACCAAGCGCTTCGACGTCAACGCCGAGGCTGAGCGCATCCGCCGCGAGCAGGGGCTTGGCTGATGGGCCGCGTGACCCGAAGTGTCGGCGGCCCGCCTCCGACTTCCCCGCCGGTCCAAGTGCCGCCGCAGAACATTGAGGCCGAGGAGGCGGTGATCGGCGCCATGCTTGTCGCGCAGCCGGCGATCAAACGGGTCCGCGGCGACGTCGGCTTGGTGGCCGCGCACTTCTACCTCGACAAGCACCGGCTGATCTTCGAGGCGATCTGCTCCGTCGCCGATCGCAATGGCACCGCCGACGAGCTGATGGTCAACGAGGAGCTCACCCGGCGCCAGAAGATCGACGAAGCCGGCGGCAAGCACTACGTCTCCGAGCTCGCCGCCAAGGTCCCTGCCGCCGGCAACGCCGGTCACTACGCCGAGATCGTCCTGCTCAACGCGCAGCTCCGGGCGAAGCTCCACGGCGGCCAGCTCATTCAGCAAGGCGTCTTCGAGGACGACCCCGAGAAGCAGGCCGAGATGATCCGCGACGGGCTCGAGCTCGCCACCGCCGACTTCACGGTGGACTCCGAAGTGACGTCGGGCGAGGCGATCCTCTCCGAGCTCTTCGACTACTTCGACACCCAGGAAGAGGGCGACGTCTTCGAGTTGCCCTGGCCGGATCTCAACGACTGCGTGATCGGCGGCTTCCGCCGCAAGCAGATGTCGGTGCTGGCCGGGTGGACCGGAATGGGGAAGAGCTGGGTGCTCGATCAGATGCTCGCCGCCTTCACCGCGCAGGGCTACAAATGCGGCCTCTTCGCGACGGAGATGGGGCGCGAGGAGAGGGCGGCCAGGTGGTTGACGTCGGAGACGGCGGTGCCGCTCGAAAAGATCATGCGCAACCGCCTCGAGCCGAAGGATATGAAGCGGCTGCTTGAGGCGGCCAACAAACATCAGGCCCTCCCCTTCGACTACTTCGAGGCGTTCGATTGGAGCGCCGACAAGATCGCCGAACGGGCGATGTACGGCGATTACGACATCGTCGCGATCGACCCGATCACCGAAATTCCCGGCTTCGAGAAAACCGAGCTCGCCGCTGCGATCACCCGGCGACTGGCCCGGCTCGCCTCGAGGGCCGAGTGCCACGTGATCGCCGTCGCCCACTTGAACCGGAACCGGCTGCGTGACCCGAAGGGAGTGAAGCCGCGGCCGCTCTGCCTCGACCTCAAGGGCTCGGGCTCCCTCGAAACGCTGGCCCACGCCGTGCTCTTCCTGCACCGCAGCCAGGACGAAGACGCGAACGTGCTGCCCGAGGGCGAGCTCTACTTCGACAAGGTCCGCAACGGCCTCAAGAAGTCGTTGCCGGTCTACCAAAACAGCCGCACCCACCTCTTCTATCGACTGACGCCGCCACCGAAACATGAGCAGTCGGCGCTCGAGGTCGGCAACGTCGCGGAGCCGCCGCCCGGACACGACCAACGGAGGGACGACTGATGCTCGAGAAGTCCGACGCCCAGCACAAACGGGAAGCCGCGCGGGAGGGGGAGAAGCCGCCGAAGCGGAAGCGGAGATCCCCGATCACCCTGATCCCAGGGACCGGCGGCAGGTCCTTCTCGAGGAAGCGTCGCGTCGTGATCGACGACTCGCCGCCGGCATCCGACGATCCCGCTCGGCTCCTCCGCGCCAGCCCCCACAGCACCGACTACAAGAAGATCCGCGACAGCTTCGACGAGGAAGGGGTGCCGCACGACGTCGGTGATCCCGCCGCGATCGCCGAGGCCGGGGAGGAGAGCGGCTACACGTCCTCGCCGAGCTCGGCCCTCTCCGGCGAGCCCGAGGCGATCTCGAAAGAGGCCCAGGAAGAAATCACCCGCCGGGCTCGAGAGAAAAAGGAGCGGGTCGTAATGTCGCCCCTCTACGAGATCGACAAGCTGCTCGAGAAGCTCGAAGCCGCCGGCCACTACAAGCCGGGGAAGATCCGGTTCATTCGCAAGTTGCTCAACCAGCTCGGCGAGGATGCGATGCGGTCGGCGGTCGATTCCGAGTGAGTCCCTCGGCCGAGCGAGTCCAATGCCCCTTCTGCCTCGGGCACCCGAGGATCAAAAGCGACGGCACGATGTACGCCCACGACTACGGGCGCCCCGGTCTGCGGAAGCGCTGCCCCGGTGCTGGCCGCACCAAGGAGGAGGCGAAGGCCGAGCGCGAGGCCGCAAAGAGCGAGGGTCGGCGACCCACCGTTCTGTCCGGCCAGCCGGACAAGGTTGATCGCCCCAGCGAAGTGCGACCCGAGGACATCTTCTAAATGAGCGCGACCTGCAAGGACTGCAAAGAGACGATCCATTGGGCGGCGATCGACGGCCGCTCGCTCCCCTTCGAGCGCTGCCAGATCGACAACCCCGGCGCCGTCTCGATCTACAAGCACGGCGGCACCTACCGCGCCGCCCCCCACCGAGGCCACCCCCACGTGCAGGCATATCGCCGGCACCAATGCAGGAAGAGGAGATCCAAATGACCGTTGCGCTGACCGTGCTCGAGGGGCTCCCCGAGCTGATCCCGTCCGACGTGCAGAACCTCGTCGACCAAGAGGACCGCGAAGGCCGCGCCTCCCTCTCGCACTCGTCGCTCAACACCCAGCTCGCTTGCCATCAGCGCTACGCCTACAGCTACGTCGACAAGATCGAACCGATCGCCAGGGCGGCCAGCCTTCGCCTCGGCGGGGCCTTCGCCAAGGCGACCGAGACGGGCGACCCTGCGGACGGCGTCGCGAAGCTCTCCGCGGAAGCGACGATCCTCACCCAAGAGGATCAGGACCGGCTCACCGTCGACTGCGCGATCGTCACCGGGGCGGCCAGGGCCTACCTCGCCGCTTACGGCCGGCACGAGCGGCGAGAGTTCGGCTACCGGGTCCGGCTTCGCAACCCCGACACCGGGGCCTACTCGCGCACCTTCGACCTCGAGGGCTACGCAGACGGGCTCACCGACGACTGGATGCTGATCGAGGACAAGCTCGTAGGGCAGATGCAGGCGGTGGCGATCAAGCGGTTGAAGCTCGACCGGCAGCTCGCCCTCGAGTGCTACGGGATCTGGCGGGCGACCGGCCACGAGATCACCGACGTCTCCTACCGCTTCACCCGCAAGCCGTCGATCAAGCAGAAGAAAACGGAGACGGTCGAAGAGTACGCCGAGCGGGTCGAAGCCGACTACGCCGAGCGGCCCGAGTTCTATCTCGTCGAGGAGCCGATCACCCGCAGCGCCACCGACCTCGTGCGGATCGAGGCTGAGCTCTGGCAATGGGCCGCCCAGCGGCGGGAGGCGTCGAGGGCGCGGATCTACCCGCGCAACTCGAGCCATTGCCACGACTACGGCGGCTGCCCCTTCTTGCCGCTCTGCGTCGGCGACCCCGACGCGCCTTCCCTGTTCAAGGAGAAGGTCCGAAGTGACCGTAAACCCAGCACCCAAAACGAGGAGGACAACGCATGACGCTCCCCACGGAGAAGTCCGCGCCGTCGCTCTCCCCCGCTCGGATCAAGGCCCTCCTCTATGGGCCGCCGAAGATCGGGAAGAGCACGTTCGCATCGAAGATCAACCCCGACAAGACGCTCTTCATCGCGACCGAACCGGGCCTTGGCTCGCTCGAGGTCTACCAGGCGCCCGTCTCCAATTGGGAGGAGTTCCTTGCGGTCGGCCAGGAAATCGCCGAAGACGCGAAGAAGGGCAAGGACCGGCGCTTCGACGTGGTCGCCGTCGACACGGTCGACGAGCTCTACCGCTTCTGCTCCGACTACGTCTGCGCCCAGCTCGGGATCAAGCACCCGAGCGACGCCGAATACGGCAAGGGGTGGTCGGCCGTCGCCGACGAGTTCCGACTGCGGATCGGCAAGCTCGCCAATCTGGGGCTCGGGGTGTGGTTCATCTCCCACGCCGAGGATCGCGAGGTCAAGAAGAAAGTCGGCTCGAAGACGGTCACGCAGCCGACCCTCTCCGGCCAGGCCCGCAAGTTCCTCGTCGGCTTTGTCGACTTCATCTTCCTCGCCGAGTGGGAGGGGGAGGAGGAGAAGAGCAAGCGGGTCCTGCGGACCCAGGGCGCCGAGCACCACGAGGCCGGCGGTCGTGTCCCCGAGGACTCTGCCCCCCTCCCCGATCCGCTTCCGCTCGACGCGGTGATCCTCCGCAAAGAGATGGCGAAGTCGCTGGCGCCGCCGGCCGCGCCCGAGTCCGAGCCCGAGAAGCCCAAACCCGCGAAACAGGAGAAGAAGACCAAATGACGGATTACGCAGAGCGACTTGCCGAGATGCAGGACGTCTACGACGATGCCGAGGCGAAGACGTCGGGGGGCAGCGTCCCCGATGGCGACTACGAAGGCCAGATCGAGCGCTTCGACTTCTGGGAAAAGGAGGGCGGCGGCCCGCTCAAGCTGATTACCGAAATCAGCGTCACCGAGGGCGAGCACATGGGCCTCTCGGCGCCGAGCGTTTGGCACGAGCTCGAGGACCCCGACCGGATCGCCTGGACGAAGGGCTACTTGGAGATGCTCGGGCTCCAAGGCGTCGCCCTCGCCGATCTCCCCGAGGCGCTCGAGCCGCTGTGTGGCAAGGCGCGGGTGTCGATCCGCGTCACCACCACCGACAAGGGCGAGAAGAAGTACCGCAACACCTACGTCAACGAGCTGCTCGGCGAGGGCGAGGCGTGGACGGGCGGCGGCAGTAGCGACGTCCCGGCCGACTCCTCCGACTTTGCCGGTGCCGGCGGCGGCGGTGGTGGCGAAGACGACATCCCGTTCTAGCCCGATGGCGAAACGCAAAACCCCCGAGGAGCGAGCGGCCGAGAAGGCGTTTGCTGTCGAGGAGAAGATCAAGAAGGGGACGGGGGCGATCAAGCAGGTCTGGATCGCCCTCGCCGGCCACCTTCACGAGTTCTACACCGGGCAGATGTGGACGGCGCTGGGCCACGAGAAGTTCGAGTCGTGGCTCGGCGATCCGGCCATCGGATTGAAGCGCTCGCAGACCTACCAGTTGATCGAGGTCTACGAGGAGCTCGTCGTCAAGCGGGGTGTCTCGCAAGAGCAGCTCGCCGAGCTCGAGATGTCGAAGCTCGCCGTGGTGCTGCCGGCGCTGCGCAAGGGCGACGTCGAGCTCGAGGAAGTGCTCTCCGACTGCGAGGAGCTCTCGCGGTCGGCGCTGCGCGAGAAGTACGGCCAGTCGGTCCCGGCCGAGCGAATCCCGCTGACCGAGTGCGAGGACTGCGGGAAGATGTGCCGCGCCAAGAGCGAGGCCGAGGCCGAGGCCGTCGACCCGAATCAGATCGCATTGGAGGAAGTCGATGCCTCGTAAGAACCCCCACCGCGAGAGGCCGATCCGCCGCTCGAAGAAGTGGAAGCGGCGCCAGCGCAAGATGATCGCGCAGGGCCGCTCTCCCGTCGTCGTCGCGGACCCCCGTTGACGATCGCCAAGCCACCGCCAGAGCTCAAGCACGAGTTCTGGCGGTGGGCGATGGCGAGGCGTTGCCCGGTCCCCTTCATCGACGGCAAGCCTGCGTGTTGGCTCGCGAGCTTCGACCCCTACGAGCGGCCCTGCACGAGCGACCGGCGCTGGCAGGCTTTCCACTTCTTCGGCAAGCAGGAAATCCGCACCCACCCGCCGCTCTTCGGCCTCTCCCCCGAGGAGTTCATGTACCTCGAATGGGACGCTCGCAACGCCGGGCCGGGGTGCCTCGTTCACCACGTCGCCTTCGACCATCAGGACGGCCGCGCCAAGGCCCTCGTCGTCCCTCGCCTGGCGCTGCCCGACGACGTCGAGGAGTTTGTTGACGAACGTGGTCTGGAATCTCTAGCCGAACGCCGTTTTCCGGCCTCCTAAGCGGTAACATGGCGGTGCCCGCGCGCAGACCGCCCCCCATATTGGGCGGTCAAGCCAAGAGCCACTAGCGATAGTCGGTGCCTTGGGCCGCGAGGCAGAGGATCTCCTCCTCGCCCGCCGTCGTCGTTCCCTGGCGACACTCAAGGCGGCGGGAATCTTCAACCGGGCCGCGGCTCGCCGGAGCCAGTGGACCAAGCGACCGAGCGGATGCGCGCACACGGTGGTCCCTGGGGGACCGGCTTGCTGGGGCCGGACGGAGGGGATCACCACGGCGCCCGGTGAAGCAGCACGGCGGTCGGGACGGTAGAGAAAGTCGTCGGGGCTCGAGCAGGAACGTCGTAGCTGTCGCGACCTGCCTATTACCCCGGAGGGCCAGGTTCGACCCCTGGGGCCGCCACTACCACCCGTCCGGCCGGCCGGAATAAACGGTCAGCCGGACGAGCGCTGTACCGGCTTCACGTAGCGGTCGCGCCGGTTGAGTTCGCGCAACCCGACCCGCTGGCAGAGGCCGGGGACGGCGACGACTTCGGGGTACATCACGTTCGCCGGGTCGGCCGAGTGGCCGTAGCCGAGAAGGTGGCCGACCTCGTGAACCAGCACGGCGCAGGCCCGCTCGAACCAGCGCGGCCCGGCCAGGGTGCGGCGCAGGTAGAGGACGCACGGCGTCGGTTCGGTGGCGATGGTCGCCCAGCCCTCGGCTTCCTCGGGCATCGCCGCGTCGGCGACGATCTCGCGGTCCAGCGACGTGCAGTTGCCGGGCTCGGTGTGCCAGAAGCGCAGGGCCGTGTTGTAGGCCCGGTCGAGTTCGGGGGTGAACGGTGCCGCCCTCGCTGGCGCGGCAAGCGCCAGGAGGACGACGAGCGAGGCGATGCAGCGCCGAAAAATCATGGCGCGGCGTTGGCAGTACCGGCCTCGCGGATCAGGCGGTTGGCGCGCTGTCGCAGGATCTCCCGCTCGGGCACCTGGCGGCCCTCTTCGAGCGTCAGCTCGGGATGGTCGCGGGCCTCTGCGAGAGCACGGCCGAGCCGCTGTCGCAGCTCTGCGCCGTGCGCTTCGTGGTCGTGGAGTTCCTGCTCGGTCGCGCCGATCTCTAGGCGGATCTGCTCGGCGGCTCTCACTTGCAGATCACCTCGTACTTGGTGGTCCGGGTGACGGTGCGCTTGACCTCTGGCGCGCTCTCACCTTCGACGGTGAGCCGGAGGGTGATTAGCTCGCCACCCTCTTGCTCTTCCGGTTCACCGAGCACTAGCCAGGTGCGGCCATCGGGGGCAACAATGCGTTCCCCGCTGCTCAGGCTCTCGGCGTCCACGATCTCGGTCTTTCGGTTGAGTCGCGCGGTGAGTCCGGCGCGGCCCTCGGGCGTCGTCATATCTGGGCCGTTCATGGTGTCTTCCCTTCGGTTGGTTGGGTGCTGCAAGGGCGGCGCGAGAGTTGAGGCCCGCGCCGCCGGGGTGCCGCTAGTCCTGCTCTTCTGTTTCCGGTTCGCTCTCTTCGAGCCAAGCGCCTATGTCGGCGTTGCCATCGAAGACTGCGATTGCGTCTCGAGCCTGTTTGTCGGCGTCGGCCAGGTCGTCGGCGCTTACTTGAATGACGGCCGTGTATCGGTAGATGGTCGCCATTCAGATCTCCTCCCGGATCGCCCGTTCGCATGTGGTGATCGCCGGGGCGATGTGCGCCTCGTAGAGGCCCTCTGCGCCGACCTCGCCACGTAGGAAGGCGTTGATCTGCTCGGCGGTCGTCTCCTCGCGGTTGAGGATCACGGCGAGGACTTCCCGCATGATTTCGTAGCCCTCCAAGGGCTCCGTGTCGATACCCGGCAGAGCCGCCTTGTCGTCGTCGGTGAGACGACGCACGGCGTCCTCTAGCGAGTTCTTGTAGTCGATCAGCGTCTCAATGCTGCCCGTCTCGTCGTCGGTTGCGCTGTAGCCGACGCTCTCGGCTATCTGGGTGCAAGGGTCGAGCCGCTTAGGCCCGCCCAGGCCGTCAGCGCCGGCCATCTCGGATTCGGCGTTCATGCGGTCACCGCCGGGGCTTCGAGCAGCTCGTCGAGCAGCTCGTCGAGCAGCTCGTCGGCTTCCTGCGCCATCTGCGCGGTGCTCAGCGGCCCGGTGATGCCATAGCCCACATCGACCGCGAGAACCTCGTCGTTGCTGTACAGGTCGCCCATGCCGTCGCGGATGCAACGGAGGCGTTCAATTCGCTCTGCGAACTCCATGCTGGGTGCTCCCTTCGGTTGTACTGCGTGTGGTACAAGGCCGCGCCCCGGAGTCGAACCGGGGCGAGCGCTCCAAGCGCGGCTAGCTGATCGGGAAGGCGATCCGGTATTGGCCTACCCGGTCCCCGTCTTCGTTGTGGATAGGCCCAGAGACGAAGCCGCCCGCTTCGAGCGACGGGCGGCAGTCGTCGACGAAGTGCGCGACCACCCCGGCGACCTCAGCGGGCGATTGGACGTGCTCCCCCATCGGCACCGTGAGCGCCAGTGTGGCGACGTCCTCGCCCTGGTCGTGGTCGTCTTCGGGCGGCTCGCCGGTCAGGTCAAGGCTCGGCGCGGCGTAGGTGCCGATCTCCGCACCGTCCACGTCCGTGCAGACCTCAGCGGCTAGCTCGTCGGCCTCACTCAGGCTCTCGGCCCAGACGGTCAACGTGGCCTTGTAGGTGAATTGGCGCGCGCTCATCGGGCTTCACCCTCGTCGAGCACTTCCTGCAACGAGCCAGCGGCGACTAGGTGCCCCTCGCTGTAGGGCTCAGTGATGATTTCGATCCGGTTGCCCGGCATCGGTGCGGTTGTCTCGACCTTCTCGAAGCCGTCGCCGATCTTGATCCGCTGCCCCGGCGTCAGGTCGCGAGCCTTGACGAAAGCCGTAGGAGGCGGCGGTAGCTCCAACCCCCAATACCCGACAACCTGCCCGTTCTCATCGAAGACGTTGCCGTCACGTTCACCATCGTCGATGCACTGAGCGATTCCCGATAGGGCCTCCTGCACGTCTTCGGCGGTGCTCATGGCTGCGTTGCCTAGACCGATCGAGAGGACGAAGCCAGATTCGCGCTTGCGGTTCTCTTCGCGGACGTAGCGCTCGGCATCGCCACGTATCCAGAAGTCGGCTCGACGGTCGCCCGCGTAGTCGCGGACTTCGTAGGGCAGCCGGTCGGGATTGGCGACAGGGTCAGCGTCCTGCATCTTCCACGGCTCGGGGTTCTCATCAAGCAGTTGCTCGGCTTGCTGCATGATCGTGTCGTCGTCGAGCCTGCCAGCCTGAGACTCAAGGCCGGTGAGCCCTAGATCCTCAAGCTCGGTGATGCTGAACTGCTCGACGTTGCCCGCCGCTACTTCGCGTAGGGCCTTCCTCGTCTCGGTGTCCATGCTGCTCCCTTCGTAGGTGCTGCGTTCATGTACCAGCGACGGTACACCATCGCGAGTACACGTAGCAGAGGATCGAGGGAACGTGGACACATGTACGAGTCCGCATCCTCACTGGCTCGACAGTCAGCGGATGGCGCGTTGGCTCTACGCGCGACGCAGCAAATGCGCGCGAGCCTTGGTCGGACATAACCCCGGGAATGTCAACCCTTCGTTGGCTCTGCGCTTGGGGATGGTCGAGCGATGATCGAGAGGACCCGCAAAACCACCCTCGATCACGTACCGCAGGCGGCACATTCAGGGGGGGAGGGGAGTGGCGATCCCGCGCCGCCACGCCACCTATATATCTCCACCCTGCTCTACGCGATTTGGCCCAAAGAGCGGCTATGTGTACACGTCCGACCCCCAGAGTCGCTAGGGTGCCGAGCCGAGGAATCGCCGGACAGCTACGGGGGCGGCACACTCCCCAGGGCACGGCGTAGGGCCTCGGCTTCTAGACCCTGGCGGTCGTGCCGGAGTCGAGGCCCGCTCTCACCCCCAGGAACCCAGCACCAACCGGAGGAGAGACGTGGAGATCGCAGCCCCGCAGTTCGAGATCGGCAGCATCGTCGAGCCCACCCCTGATGCCGCGATCAGACCGGCGGGTCGGGTCGGCCGCGTTGAGTCGAGGGGGTGGACCGAGTTCCGCGATCAGCCGGGGTACTGGCGCTACACGGTCAGGTGGCCCGGCGGGGGCACGTCGAGCGAGGACGACAAGCACTTGCAGACCTCGGACGTGATCGCCTGCGACTTGAAGGTCGTCGTCAGCGGCGCCCCGATCAAGGTTGAGACGAACACCACGGCGACCGTCGACGAGCTGATCGAGCAGGTTCTCCTCAAGGGCGGCATCGCGACCCACGAAGGCGCGGTCAAGTGGGAGCTCCGCACCGAGGCCGGGAGGCAGCTCACGCATCTTGTCGGGGACGGGGATCTCGTCGACGGCGAGACGGTTCTCTTCCTCGATCCCGAGGTCGGCGGTGGTGGCGAGCGTGGCGCGGAAAGCCCCGCTGGCCCGGTGGGGGTGCCCGGTTACATCTACCCCGATCCGACCAGCGGCACCGAGGGGGGCTGGCAGGGGACGCCGCCCGCGGAGGGCACCCGGCGCAAGCTGATCCTCGACACGCTCGAGCGGACGGCGCTGAGCTACGTCCCCGGCCGCAGCACCGCGATCCACTTCGCCGACGCGATCGAGTCGGCGCTGCTCGAGCTGACGATCGACGAGGAGGCGCGCGAGCGTCGCGCTTCGATGGAGCGCCTCGACGTCTCGGCCGAAGAATCCAACTCCCGCGGTGGGCGCGAGCTCCGCATCGTGCTGGCGCCGAACCCCGACCGACGCGATCCCTCGTCGATGGTCTTCGTCGAGATCGACAACGAGAAGGGCACCAGCGTCGGCGGATTCGAGCGTCGCGAGGTCGACGGGAAGACCCACATCGTGATCCCGGTGCCGTTCCCGGTCGGGCCGGTCGGGGTGAAGTGCGCCAGGGGCGGCACCCACGCTTGGCCTCGCAACCCGAACCGCGACGGGAGGAGCTGCTTGAAGTGCGGCACGTTCCCCGAGGAAGCGGGCTTCTCGTTCCGCGACGATGCCTGGGTGACGGAGGTTGCCTACCAGGCCGCGGGCGCCGCGACCCGGCCGCTGCTCGAAGACCACCCCGACTACGTCTTCCCGGCCGAGCGGGTGCAGGACGCGGTCGCCTATCTCCTCGAGACGTTCGGTGTCCCGCGGGCCTGCCACGGCTGCCAGGAAGAGCAGCTCGAGCACGGCCGCGCGGAGGCTATGGACGCGCCGGGCGAGGACCGCGGCGACGACGCGCCCGCCCAGGGCGACACCGTCCCCGACGAGTTTTCCTGCGCCACCGTGGCCTGCGAACGGCTCATGGATCGGTTGGAGGAGGGGCCGGTGCCCAACGCCGCCGAACTTGCCCGCGTGATCGACATCCTGCGCCACGGCAACGGCGCCGCCTACCGCCTCAGCCCGGCGATGGCCGAGGCCCTCGGCGGGATCGAGGACCGGCTCTCGGAGATCCGCGACGGGGTGCGCGACTGATGGCCCGCGCAACCTCAACGGGGGGGGGGGGGTACTCACATGCCCGCCTCTGAGCCGATCCCGATCACGGACGCCTTCAAGGTCTGCTTCGAGCGGTTGCTCGAGAGCCACGGCGACGCGAGCCCGGAAGAAATCACCGACACCGTCGCCCGCGAGTACGGCATCCCGCTCGAGTCGCTCAACGAAGCGATCGCCCGCCAGGTGCCGGTCGTGATGCTCTACGCCGCCGCCTTCGGGCCGGCTCGAGCGATCGGGGCGAGCAACATGGGCGCCTTCATCGCCGGGGTGGCCTGGGAGCAGTCGAGGTCGGCCACGTGACCCGCGCCGAGCGCGAAGAGAAGGTGATCGAGGCCGTGCGCGGCTACCTGCCGGACGTCAAGCTCGGTAGCGGGGTCGTGATCCAGATCGAGGCTTGCGCCGAGCCCGAGAAGCACGACGGCGCGCTTTTCACCGTCACCCAGGCCCGCGACCGCTTCGCCTGCCGCCGCTGATGGCCCGCCTCGAGGATCTCCCCGCCGATGCTCTCGACCAATGCGGCGAGTACAGCCCGCGGGGGAATCGGTGCTCGAAGGAAGCCGACCACGGCGGTCAGCACAGCTTCGAGGAAGCGATTCCGGTAGGCCCGGTGATCCACTGTCCGTTTGACGCCGGCCACGACAACGGCACCTATGGCGGGGGGTGGGACTGATGGCCCGCCAGCGCAAGGCCGGCGAGACGCTCGAGGAGCTCACCAAGGACGGCGGCGCGGTGCGGCTGCCGAAAAAGAAGCAGCTCGCCCTCCCGCACATCGTCGAAGAGTTCCTCTCGCTGACGATCTCCGAGCCCGACAGCTACTCGACGATGTCGGAGCAGAAGCAGGCCGAGATCGACCGGGAAATGATCGGCTTCGCCAAGGGGCAAGAGAAGCTCCGCGAGTTCATCGCCCTCTGCGGCGTCGACGCGATCGCCGACCTGGCCGACGTCCGTGACGATCGCCAGCCGCGGCCGCAGGACGTAGGGGGCCTGCGCGTGTGGATGAGGTAGAGCCGCATTGGGCTGACGTCCTCGGCGGTGCGGCCTGGCTGATCGTCGTCCTCGAGATCGACCTCCTCTTCTTCGTCGGTGTCGTCCGCGCGCTCGAGGCGCTCGAGGCGGCGCTCTCGTGAGCCCCTACCTTTGGGTACTCGGCTACGGCGTCGTCCTGGGCGGCTCCGTCGTCTACCTCGTCCACCTATTCGTGGAGGTCTTGCTGTGAGCAACCACCCCGAAGACTGCCCTTGCGTCAACTGCAACCCGACCGCCTGCACCGATTGCGGGATGGCCTCGCCGGGCGGCACCCACTTGAACGAGCGCGGGATCTGCCGCCACAGCCGGGCTTGCACCGGGCGGCAGATGCTCAAGGCCGGCGCTCCCGTCGAGGCGGCCGCGGCACACGCTCAGGGCCTCGATCGCGATGCCGGCGGTGTGGCGCCCGAGCTCACGTTGACCGAGGGCGAGCTCCGCGAGGGCAAGTCGCACTTCCCTGTCGACGAGTGGCCCTTCGACGACGATCCGCCCGACCCCCTCTAGCTGATGGCATTCGGCCCCCTCAAGCGCGGTCCCCAGACCGACGACCCGATTGACCGCCAGTTCAAGATCCGCGTCCGCGCGGCCGACCTCGAGACGATCGAGCGCATGGCCCGCGACGGCGTCACCCTGCCGGAGCGGAAGATCCCGCCGGGCTCGAGCAAATCCGAGCTCACCCGGATCGCCCTCGGCCTCGACGACCCGCCGGACACCACCCCCGGCAAGAACGCCCTCGACGAGCTGACCCGGAGGGTGCGCAAAACCTAACCAGCGAAAGGAGGGCGAATGCCGCCGAAGCGTGACTACACGGCGAACGAAATTGATCTCGCGCTCGCGGCCTTCGCCCTCGAAGGTGGCCGTCAGAAGCCGACCGAGAAGCTCCTCCGGGCGGCCGGCGTCAAGGTTCCCTTTGGCACTCTGCGCGGCTGGGCCTACGAAATCCACGCCGACCGCTACCAGCAGATCTTGCTCGAAGTCGAAGAGCAGGTCCGCTCGCGGATGGCCGACGACTACCACCGCCTCGCCCGGATCTCGACCGAGCTCTCCGAGGACGTCCTCCGCAGGATCAAGGAGACGCTCGAGCGCCGCGACAAGGAGTTCAAAGAGGCCGACGAGAAGCTCGTCGACGCCGAACGGCGCCTTGCCGAGATCAACACCCTGATCGACCTCGATCAGCGCGAGCTCGCCACTTCGATCGAGCTGCCCGACGTCGACTCGTTGATCGAGGAGATCCTCGCCAACCCCGGCGACCTCGAGCTCGACCCGATGGTGGTCGCCAAGTTGAATGGGGCCTACAAGCGCCGCGGTGAGATCGTCGCCGAGATCGAAGGCGCGTGGAAGCGCCGGGCGGCCGCCGAGATCACCCTCAAAGAGCTCGGCAAGGTTCTCCACGAGTCGGCCGTCATGGGCGGCGTCTCCACCGAAAAGCTCCAACTGCTCACCGGCCAGGCGACCGATCGCGTCGAACACAGCTTCCCCGAGTTGCAGCGCGCGCTCGAGGCGAAGGGCATCCGCCTCGCGGTCGGCCAGGGCGCCCCTCGAGCAGCGTTGCCGGCGGCGTCCCCGGTGATCGACCTGCCCTCCAAGGCTGCCGATGGTTGAGCTCGCGGCGGGGCTCGAGCTCGAAGTCGACGACCCGGCGCTGCTCGAGGACCCCGAGGTTCTCGAACTGCTCTCCAAGGCCAACGAGTCGATCGAGGAAAACCCCCTCTACCGCTACGTCCCCCACGAGCGGCAACTGATCTTCCACCAGCACCGGGTGAAGACCAAGGCTTTCGTCGGCGGCAACCGCTCCGGCAAGTCCACGGCCACCGTGATCGACTGCCTGATCCAAGCCATCGACGTCGATCAGATCCCCCCCGACCTCGCCGGCTATCGGCTCTGGCCGAAGGGGACGAAGTTCAAGTGCCGCTTCATCACCCCCGACTACGGCAAGCCCTTCCAATCGCTCGTCGAGGCGATCCAGATGTGGGTGCCGCCGTCGCAGCTCAAGGGCGGGTCCTGGGAGACGGCCTACAAGGACAAGGACCACATCCTCGCCTTCGCCAACGGGTCGGTCTTCGACTTTATGACCACCGAACAGCCGAGCTCCAAGCACGGCGGCTCGGCGCGTCACCGCATCGTCTGGGACGAGGAGCCGCCCGACACCGAAGAGGGCGAACGGATCTACACCCAGGCCCGTATGCGGATCGCCGACTACCACGGCGACATGCTCTGGGGCTTCACCCCGATCTCCGAACGGCTCGGCTGGGTCTTCGACGAGATCTACGAGCAGGCGGTCGAAGACGGCGAGGAGCTCGGCGACCGGGCCTGGCTCAACGAGGAGGCCGGCCTGCTCTTGGTGCAGGCGTCGATCTACGAGAACCCGCATCTCTCCGAGGAAGGCCGCGAAGACGCGATCGCCGGCATCCGCGCCGACCAGCGCGACGCGGTCGTTGACGGCACCTTCACCAACGCGAAAGGCTTGGTCTACGAGACGTTCGAGGCCGCGGTCGGTGGCCTGCACGTGGTGCCCGAGGAGTGGATCGACAAGGATCTCGTCGGCAACCTCGAACACCTCGACACGATCGACCCCGGCCAGGTCGAGACGGCGATCCTCTTCACCGGCATCGACAAGCACGGCCGCGTCGTCGTCTACGACGAACTCACCCTGTCGGGCCGCACCGCCGTCCCCGAAGCGGCCGCGGAACGGATCAACAATCTCCGCGAAGGCTGGGGCCTGGGGCCAGTCTGCAAATACAACATCATCGACCCGGCCGCGCGCTCGAGGGACCTGGGCTCGGGGGAGCGGGTAGGCGAGCAATGGATCGCCGCCGGCATCCCTGTGATCTACGGCAAGAACGATCTCGAGGCCGGCTGCATGGAGATCGAACGTCGCTTCAACCACACCATCGACGACGGCGAGGGCGGCCGCAAAGCCTTCCCGCTGATCGTGATCTCCTCCAAGTGCGTCGGCCTGATCCGGCAGCTTCGGAAATACCGCAAGAAGCCCAAGGAGGACGGCAGCTTCGGGGTGGTCAAGAAAGACGACCACAAGCCCGACGCGCTCCGCTACGTCTGCATGGAGCGCCGCGTCC